TCGCCCGAAAATGGACCCTTCGACGACATTCAATGACGGGGTGACGGGCTGTTTCTATGTTATTCAAAAAAATATAAAGAAAGAGAGCTTAGGGGATTCCGAATGAAAATAATGCTTAAACTCACCTCCAACCTTGGGCCAATATACATTCGCGTCGAGAAAATCGCGGCAATTACGCCCTACCCGCAAGGATCTCCTTTTTTAACACGCCTTTGGCTCAGCGGGCAGGATGACCCTTTTTGCGTTTACGAAGACACGGGAACCGTCTTAAGGATGCTCAACGCCAACGACCAAAATGAACCCGCAGCGCCAGTCCCGGCGTTGCGCTCTGGCGACTTGGCGGGCATATCGGAAACGCCACGGGCAAACGCAGCGTGTGCGGCCTACGAATCCGGCGAAGGCGAATCAGGTCCAAGCGTGCCGCTCGAATTCGCCCGCCAGCTTGAGCGCGAGATAGTCGAACTGAAGGAGCGCAAGGCGTGGTGGATCGAGAACGCCAAGGTACTCACCGCTGAGCGGAACGAACTGATGAACGCGGGAGAGAACCATGTAGAGGTTGCTGCTCGGATGAAGCAGCAAATCGCCGACTTATTTTCTTCGCCCAACACCTAACATGAGCCACGACACACAACCCGCAGGGTCATCAGGCGCGTTCGGCCTGTCGTGCGAAGGATGTCACAACCGACCCGGAAAACTCACTCACCAGTTCGCGCACGGCCCCTGCGGCATAAACGGCGAGGTACCCCGGTTCGTTTTCCGCTCTTATCACTGCCAATGGTGCCTCGCGTCCGAAAATCGACAGAATAAACGCAAAGGGAAACCTCTTTGGCGGTATATCGCATGGAAGCCCGACGTTGAGCTACTTTCCAAACCAAACTAATATGACTGAAGACATGCGCCAGCACTTTGAAGCAGATGGATCTCCTCGCCGCGTGGACAGCGCCCAGGTCCCGGCGTTGGCTCCGGGGTATCAGCCCGCATCCGGTGGCTACGCGACCCATCCACGCTGGCCACACTCTTCGACGAGTTTCAAAGCGACGGGATGCCTATGGGCTCCGATCGGTGGGCGGAGTACGTGCTCACGCGATACCGAGAGCTAGTGGAAAAAGAGCGCACGCTGAAAAAGATACTGCATGCGGTGACAATGATGGAAGGCGCACGGACCTACTGCGGATCGGCGCTCTATATTGAAAAGCGCAAAATGCTAACCTTCGAATTTCAGGAGCGTCAACGTCGCGATGAAAAACAACATGACTAAATACGAACAAGAAATCCGCGACTGCGTAGCCGAAGGGCTGTTCAACGACCCTTGGGCGATACGTCAATTCCTGCGCGAAGTCGACGCCATGCACGGTACGATTGAGCGACTGGAGGCCGAGTGCACACGACTGCGGGGGCTACTCAGTAAAGCAGACGAGGCACTGAAGCTTCACGGCGGCATTCAATACACGACGACTTGGATCGATTGCGACATCGCTGCAGCGAAAACCAAATAACATGAAAACAGGAGCAAAACTAATCGCGCAGATAATGGAGATCAGACATCAGCGCGAATCATATAAGCGGCTATTCGAGACCGAAGTGAAATTAAACACGCAGCTTGAATGCGAGTGCACGCGACTTCGGGAGGCACTTGATGAGGCGCAGTCGCACACGCCTCCTGTGCCGTGGGACGCGGAGGAGGCGTCCGATAAAGTGCGTCTCGATTGGCTCGAAGGCGAACTGGACCGCGAAAAGGATGCCATGAAGTCGTGGGCTGTGCTTCCTTGCTCCTTATTTCGAGCAAACCTACCGATCACCCGTGCCGCCATCGATCTAGCTATGGGAGAACACCACGACGGAAAAGGAGACTCCAATGGACGGTGACGTCGACGCCCCACGAGCAGCTCTAGTGAATAATTCGGTGACTGACGAAACGCTTTTCGCGGAATGGCAGAAATACGTGGCCCATGCTGACGCTAACGGACTTCGGAGCGTTTCGGCTTGGGACTACATCCACGGACCTAAATAATATGAGCACCAAAACAGAAATGAACGAAGACTACCGACAGCCGGACGCGGGAGCGCACGTCCCGAACGAAACGACAGCGTCAGGGCCACTGCCTCCGACGGCTCCCGCGACTGTTGCGCCCTCCGACACTCCCGAGACAGACCGCCTTGAGTACGATCAAGAGTGCGGCTTCGAAGTGTGTTGGGAGGAGCACTCGCGAAAATTGGAGCGTGAGAGAAACCGCCTGCGCAAAACCATTGCCGATCTAGCATACCTATCGCAGGACAGGCAGACCACGCGGATCAAGCTCCGCAACCGCTTACTGTATGCCTTGCCCAACATCCAAGATGAGCCACGCCGGTTGCCGGCTTGGCTCCGCTAAAGATTAGACTCATGAGCATTGGCCGCACTCTCCCGCACAGCCTCGAAGCCGAGGAGTACCTCATCTCGTGCTGTATGATCGATGCCGCCGACGTGATTCCCCGATGCCTAGAGGCCCGTATTTCTCCCGATGCTTTCTACGATCCGAAGCACGCGATCGTGTTCGGGGTCCTCCTAAAGCTCTATGATGAGCAACGCCTGATCGATATCTCCGTGCTGGCCGAGGACCTCAAGACCTCGAAGCAGCTTGAGCGTGTCGGAGGATACACGTTCCTTGCCCAAATAAGCGGCCGGATCCCAACAACCGCACAAGCTGGCTACTTCATCGACAAAGTGCGCGAGCAGGCTCTCCTGCGCCTCCTGATCCGCACCGCCACCGGAGCCGTCGAAGATTGCTACGCCTTCTCTGGCGGTATCGACGAGTTCGTCGGGGGTATCGAGCAACAGCTCTTCGCTGTCACGCAACACCGGGTAGCGGACCGCACGACGCACTCCTCGCAGATCGTCCCGGGCGCGATGGCTGTAATCCAGACGATGGCGGACCGACGCGGGGAGATGACCGGCATTCGGTCCGGGTTCCACGATCTCGATCAACTCACGTGGGGCTTTCAGCGATCGGACCTCATTATACTGGCGGCAAGACCTTCGATGGGAAAGACGTCACTTGCCCTCAACATCGCGGATTCCATCGTCGCGCCGCCCAAGAACGGTAAGGGCGCACCCGTCCTTATCTTCTCCCTGGAGATGAGCGCCCAACAACTCATGCAGCGAATGATATGCTCGCGTGCTCGCGTAAACATGAAGCTCCTGCGCGACGGCCTGCTCGGTAAAAACGGCGTCGAGCAATCACGCATGCTCGCAGCGGCCGACGAACTCGCGAGGGCGCCGCTCTACATTGACGATTCCAGCGCCATCCCGGTATCATTCATCCGAGCCAGGGCGCGCCGACTCCATTCCCGCACGCCCCTCGGGGCAGTGATCGTGGATTACCTGCAGCTCATGTCCGCAACCACGCCGAGCGCACCCCGAGAGCAGCAAGTGGCCGACGCATCCCGCGGACTCAAGGCTCTCGCCAAAGAACTCGACGTGCCTGTAATCGTGCTCTCCCAACTCAATCGCGCCGCCGATAAGGAGGACCGGCGCCCCCGGCTCTCAGATCTCCGCGAATCAGGCGCAATCGAGCAGGATGCCGACGTCGTCCTCATGCTGGCCCGCCCCAAGGACGCCGACCAATCGTTTCAGGTCGCAACAGATACCGCGGATTTGATCGTCGCCAAGCAGCGCAATGGCCCTGTCGGCGACGTGAAACTCACCTTCCTTCGCAACATCACCAGATTCGAGAATTTTGCGGCTTAACCAAAATGCATACACACGACATGGAAACCCAGAACCGTAACTTGAGCATCGAAACCTCGTTACGCCGCGTGGAGCTCCTCCTCCGCGAACTGGCAATCGCAACCGCCGACCTCCGAAGCGTGAAGGCGCAACTCATCGAGCAAACCCGGCGCGATACCCCCTCGATCCGCCTGATCCAGGATCTCGTCTGCGACCACCTCAGTCTGCCAGCCGAGGCTATGACATCGCCAATCCGCACCGCGCCCTACTGCTACGGTCGCCAGCTCGCGATGTGGCTTTGCCGCGCCCTCACGAAACACTCACTCACGGAGATCGGACGGCGCTTCGGCGGGCGCAGCCACCGAACTGTGGAGTTTGCCCTCGGATCTCTCATGGGCCGTCGCAATACCGAGACGAAGATTCGCGCAGAGATGGACGCACTTTCCGCCTACGTCCGCCAGCTCATGAACTGACCTAAAAAGAGCACTTACTTGAAAAAAGCATTGCATTTTTCAAGATCGCGAGCATCGTCTGGTTTGTGAATGCTCAAAACACCCTAGAATTCCACATTTCAGACACATACCGCATCTTGGAAATGCGCGCGGTATCGGTTCGCGAATGCGACATGAAAGCCGTGCTCCGGGCATGCGATAAACCGGAACTTTGCCTACAGTTTTTCCGCGACGTGGTGGAAAAGGCCGATTGGTACGATCACGAAAAGGAAGTGGTCGTAGTGCTCCTGATGGACCGGAAGAGCAGGCTCAAGGCATGGAATCTCGTCAGCATTGGAAGCCTCACTTCCTCAGTGCTGCATCCCCGCGAGATTCTGAGGCCTGCGCTGGCGGCCGCAGCGTCAGCCGTGGTGATCATGCACAACCACCCCAGCGGTGATCCGGCGCCTTCGTCCGCCGATGTGATCGTTACGAGGAACGTCCGCAAGGCGTGCAACGTTATGGATGTCCTGCTTCTGGACCATGTGATCGTCGGCCGCGCGGAATCCGATCCTGCTGGCAAGGGCTACTACTCATTCCGGTTGGCCGGGTTGATTTGAATTTCCGTTCTACACTCTAAACTGAAAACAAAATGAGCACACACACTCCCGTGCGCTGGACCACTTACCCCATCGGCCAGCGGCGTAATTTCTTTTTCTTTTCCGCGGTCTTTCCCGACGGCCAACGTGCCAACGTGCTTCGCTGCAGTTCGTCCATGCGCTGGTACGTGCAACTCAGCGGTAAGATACTGCCCTCGACATGGCCCACCTCGGCCCACGCCCGCCGTTACGCGAGACTCTGTTTCGATGCGGGCGCCACGTCTGCCACACTCACCGCTAAAAAGCCATGAACTCCGGATTCCGCCCAATCCCGCCCTCAATGCCCATCGAGCGCGCCGCCGACATGATGTTGCGCCGCGGCCAATCTCGATCGTACGGCCAGGCTTGCGCCTACCTACGCGCCTGCCGTCGACGCGACTACGGCCGCACCGCGATCACTCCCGACGACCGCGACGCCCGAGCTCGCGTGGAATCACCCTCTCATTATCGCGCACCCTACGCCGACCATGAGTAAGCCCAAGAAACCAACACATGGGGGCAAACGCCCCAACTCTGGCCGCGTTGCTTACCCTGCCGGCCTCGCCCGCAAAAACCTCTCCTGCCGCGTCCTGCCGCGTACCCTCGATGCCATCGACGCACGAGCAGCTTCCCACGGCACCGACTCCGCCGGCATACCAAGGTCATCCCGGGGGCTTGAGGTTGAGAGGGCTTTTGAAATCGCCCCAACTCAAAAAACTCAACTCCACGAAAAACCATGATACCATCCTCCACCGCCGCGACCTCCATCCCGACCTCCGCGCCGACTACGTCCTCGCTAACCCGCCCTTCAACGACTCCGACTGGTTCCGCCAAGACGACGACATGCGCTGGCAGTTCGGCGTCCCGCCCAAGGGCAACGCGAGCGATTGTCGCGTGCAAAAATTCAGCCGGGTCATTAACCTGCGGACGCATCCATGCCCAACGGTGAAACACTAAATCTGAAGTCGGCGGTTCAAAGCTACGGCGTTTCCAGCCGCAGCTTCCGTGAACTTGGCGGCACGGCGATGTCGGAATCGCTGGACTATCTCGATTTGTTTCAGGCGGGTGATGGCGGTCAGGTTGAGGAAGAAAATCTGCTGCCGGACGGTGTTGCTGAAAGTCAGGGGCGTCCGCTGCTTTTCATCGTCAACGAAAGCCGGCTCGCACAAGCGCCCCTCGAACAGGAGCAGCAACTCAAAACTCTACGACGCAAACTCGCCTGTCGAGGCGACCGCGCCTATCTCGCCCGCATCCGTCCCGGTGAACTCGCAGTTGTGCCCGTGTCGCTGGACGACAGAACGCCTGCATGGAAGCTCTACACCTCTGGAACGCCAGAGGCGTTGACTTTTTTCACTCGCCTTGCTCACGGTCAGTATGACGGCCAAGGCGAGCCGAAGGAGGCGGATTACGTTTTCTCCGCGATGTTCAAGCTGGTGTGGAGCGTGGCCGACCGGCTCGCGAAGTTAGATGTCGAACGCACGGATGTTCTGTCGCTGATGGGGCGCGCGCTCTTCTTTCGCTTTTTGAGCGACCGAAATGTTGTCCGCGAAATTGACCGCCAGAAGATTGCGCCCAATGCCTCCAGCATCGTGGACTGTTTTGCCAATGCGGAGAATGCGGCCAGCACATCCGCATGGTTGGACAAGACTTTTAACGGCGACCTGCTGCCGCTCACCGACGACGGTAGCACCAGCTACTTTGAAGAAATCGGCCAACTGACTGGAGGGCATGTTTTCAGGCACCTCAGCGCGATTCTCAAAGGCGATGAACCGTCCGCAGATTCTGGTTGGCAAATTCCACTGCGGTTAAGTCCAGAAGGACGGAAGTGGGGCACATATGATTTCGCCCATGTCCCGGTTGGCCTGTTGAGCCAGGTCTATGAACGCTTCGCGTGGAAGTGGGAGCACAAGACAGCCAAGGAGACGAGCGTCCATTACACCCCGCGCAATATCGCATCCACGCTGGTGGATGAAGCTTTCGCAAAATTTCCCGACGCCCATGCCGCCCGTATCCTCGACCCGGCTTGCGGAGCATCGGTCTTTCTCGTGCTCGCCTTTCGACGGCTCTATCAGGAGCGGTGGAAGGAGACAAAGCAGCGTCCAAACCGACGAACCATTCGGCAAATCCTAGACACTCAGCTTGCAGGATTCGACATCAGTGAGTCCGCCATCCGACTCGCCTCCCTCAGCCTCTATCTCACAGCGATCGAACTCGACCCAGAACCTGTCCCATTGGAAGACCTGCGTTTTAATCACCTCCGCAACAAGGTGCTCTTCAACTTCCGCCGCGAGGGCATTGATCCGGAGGAAGGAGCGGTTGCTGGCAGCCTTGGTGAACACGTTGGCAAACGCTTCGACGGGCAGTTCGACCTGATTCTCAGCAACCCACCGTGGACAAGCCTCAAGAGGAAGGAGCGTCCTTTAGCCGAAGAGTTCAACCGACTCAGCCAGGCCATCATCACGCGCCGTGCAGATGAGAAAACTGCCGCTCTGTATGAGAATCCAGACTTCGGCCCTGATTTGCCGTTTGTCTGGAAGGCGACGGAATGGTGCAAACCCGGCGGACGAATCGCGATGGCGCTACCCGCTCGCATTCTGCTCAAGCAGGAAGAGATTCCGCGCCGTGCCCGTGAAACATTTTTACGGTTGGTCGAAGTCACGGGCATCGTCAACGGAACGAATCTTTCTGACACGCCGGTTTGGCCGAAGATGGGGCAACCCTTCATGCTGCTGTTCGCCCGCAATCGGAAGCCCAAAGCCGGACATACACTGCGGCTCATCACGCCGCAGTATGACAAGTCACTGAATCGGAATGGCGAGATGCGGATTGATATGAAGTCCGTGCAGCCTGTTGAGGTCGAAGCCACTTTCGAGCAACCGTGGATTTGGAAGGCGCTGGCGTTGGGAACATCGTTGGATGCGGAAGTCGTTAGGCGGTTACACAAAGCTGACTGCCCTCAACTTAAGGACTACTGGGAAAAAGAGTTGGGCCTGCTCAGTGTCGCGGGCTACATGGTGAAGGAGGGACAGAAGCAAAATGATGCTTCTTTCCTCAAGGATTTGCCAAACCTCACAACCACTGCGAACGGGGAGTTCATCGTCGAAACGAGTGGGGTGAATCCATTCGGACGTGACGAGGCGTGTAGGCCCAGGAAGAGAGAAAATTACCGCGCGCCTCTATTGCTGACGAAACAGTCGCCAGGCTCTGACAGGAGAAACGGTTGGGCCTTGTTGAGCTTGGAAGACGTTGCCTTCAACCAGAATTTTTACGGTTACTCGGCTTTTGGTCATGCGCATGGCGAACAACTGGTTCGATACCTTCTTCTTTTCAGCCATTCGTTCCTTTGGATTCATCACGCGCTTATCACCGCGCCAGTATTCGGCGCGGAAAGACGGGTTGTTTACAAAACCGATTTCGACGAATGCCCGATTGTTCCGTTCGAGAAACTGTCAGCGGCACAACGCCAGACTGTGGCCAGCCTCTCTTCTCGGCTCATCGCCCGCGATACGCTAGTCTTTGACGAGATTGATGCCTTCTTTGGGAACTTATTCGGACTCGACAGCAAGGACATGGAAGTCGTGCATGACACGGTGGAAGTGGCCATGCCCTACATCGAATCGCGTGCCCGTGCGTGCAATCCTCCTCGCCCGGTGGAACGCAAGCGATTCCGCAAGCGCCTCGAATCCATCCTGCGCCCGTTCTTCAAAGTCACGGGCGATGAACCGCAGGTTGAGCTTTGGAAACCAGACGTTGCTTTCCTCCAAACTTCCGCGCCTTTCGGCCTGCTGCTCATTTCCAAACGCGGCACAGCGATGCCCGCGCCCGACGGATTGTTTCGCGATGTGCTGCTCAAGCTGGCCGACGACACGGGTAGCACCCGCATAATCCAGCAGGTGGGCGGCGGGTTGCTCGTGGCGTTGCTGAACCAATATCGCTACTGGACACCGAGCCGGGCGCGATTGCTCGGCGCGGAACTCGTCCGCGAACACCTCGATGTTTTCGACGCATGAAGCTGAGAATGTTTGAAGACAAGGACGGGGGAATCCGGTTGCATTGGCTGCTTACACTGCCGCCATCTTTAGCCTTTGGAAAAGTCCCAATAAATTCCGTCAATACGTTATTGACGGAAACATAAAGGAGTGATTGGGTGAGTCTGTCGGAGGCAATTACGCCCGAGACGCCCCTCAAAACAAAATGAAAAACAGCTATTACGTCATTCGCAATTTCCGCAACGGTCGGTCTGCAGCCGGCTACGACACAGGCAAGCCGAATCGGTTTGCGACACTGGCAGAGGCAGAGAGCAATGCGGCAAAGTTTGCGGGCGAGGTTTTGCCTGTATGTCCGAGCGATTACATCGTAGTCGGATCGGGACTCGTTAGAAGCGGAAAGCCTATCGCTACTTTCCACTGCGCGGGCCGGGTTTGCGGAGGCGCTGTAGTCCGTCGCGCGTACGGCGCCTGATTCCTCCCCGAGCGCCGGCAACCCGGCGCTCCATGGAGCAATTACGCTTCGAAAAAAACAAAATGAAAACCCTAGATCAAGTTCAAGCCGCGCAACGGCACGCCCCATCCGCCCCGGAGACCAAATCCCTCCAACGAGCCTACGCAGTAGGGCAGCTCGCCAGTCACCGCGAGGCTGCGGGTATCCGCTATCTGGCAGAGCAGGCCCGGCTCAAGGCCGAGCTCGCCACCCTGCGCCTCGCGGTCCTTGCAGCGGGGGAAGCCGCACAAGCCGCTGGCGTTCGCGACGGTTTCCGGCTACGATGCGTCACTCAAGGGCGGGCAGAGCAACTCATGGGCGCTCCCGCCGTGCTCGGTGGATGGATCGCAGTGGGGTTGCCCAGGGTTCGCCGCGGCGTCGATCACTACTTGGCCGCGCTCCTCCCACAGTGCATGGAGTATGGTCTCGAATTAGCACCGCTGACCCTCGCGACACAGTGGGCAGGCGAGCTATCGTCCTACGCCCCGGACGATCCCGAGGTGTGTGCGGCATCGATGATCACCATGATCCGCAGCATCCACGCGCCCCAATGAGCAAAGGCAACCGCACCACCGGGCCCCGCGCAGGCCGGCCCCGCCTCGAGAAATCCGCCCGCGCCGTCATGACCTCGATGCGCCTCGGGCGCGCGACCAAGAGCGAGATCGCTCAAATGGCGAAACAATGGAGATGCTACAAAACCGCGGTGGTAGAGCGCGCGGTCAATGAGGCTTACGGTCGCGAGCTATTCGGCCCGCTCTACATCTCGCCGCTCCACCCTGCGCACCCGCGCCACGACCCAATGCACGCCGAAGCTTTCGCCCGCACCGTCCTGTAGCAGCCGCACGCACTCCAAGGCCAACCCTTCTCAGCCCTCGCGCGCCCTCACCCGGCCCGAGGGCTTTTTCACGTCCGCATATCTCGAAGGCCCCGCGCAGGACATCCTCTCGACTCCCATAAAAGGACCGGCTTCCACGTCCTGCTTTATCGGAGAGAGAGGAGAGGATTCCTTCTCATAGATTACATCACATGCGTTGTTAGATCTTACATCACACCCATTCTCCGGCTCCGAATCGTCCAACGGCTCAAACGGCACGACCATCCCGGAATCCAGCCATCCAAGAGCCACGTTCGGGACTCACGTATTCTACTCACCTCACTTTTGATCTTGTCGAGCTTATTCGGGTCAAGGACCTCATTTAGGCCGAATCGCGAGCCACCCAGTCGCTCAGGCGCCACGATCTCGGACCGGTCCATACCAGCGTGCCCGCCTCGGCGCAGCCGAAAGCGAAAGAGTCTCTACCGTCTCTTCAGAGTCTCTTCTGAGGTAGCTCACGGGCTTCGAGGTCGATGAGCCAACCCCTCCGCTCATATTGAGCCCACCCCTTGGCTCATACTGAGCCGACCCTAGTGTCATATTGAGCTGGCCCCCGCAAAAGCGACGCGCCGGGACGGACGCCCTGATGTTCGCGGCTTGACTTACCTGTTCTGGTATCTGCCTAATCCGCGGAAATGAGGGACCGCCGGACCGTCCGGCGTCACCGCCAAACCATCTTGGACACGGTGGACACGGCAAGAAACCATGTCCAAACCATGTCCAAACCATGTCCAAAGGACACGACCCGGAACCAAGAAAAGGTTTACCGCATCGAATAAGCTCCAAACGCCCGAATCTGCAACCAAGCAATCAAGTGCAACCAACCCATATAACTTTTAGAAAATGACCCCATTTTTCAGAGAGTTACCAGCCTTGGTTGCACTTGATTGCAGACTGCGGCTTTTCTCGATGATCGAAGCGATGATGAGGTAAACGGCAGTTTACCGAAATAAACATTATACTCGAAAATGAAGACTACACTGCGCATCCTATGTCAGCTGCAATCCCCTGGCGGGCACGGGGAAGGGGCTTACAATGTCTGACCGACACTCACGCGCTCTCGATAAGCTGTCCGCTAATCTGGCACCGCTGTTCGCCGAGGAGGACTTCGAACTTGCCAAGAAGACCCTGGTGGAGGCATGCCGGGCGACTCGCCGCGTTCGAGCCGGGAAGGATCCAAAGACTGGGGCCTACATGTACGATGATGTCCCGGATTACCCAATTCGCGTTGCCGCGGCGTGTAAAGTCGTCGAGTGGGTGGCTGGCAAACCGGTGGCCCGGTCGATCACGGCTAATCTCACACCGGGCGCGAGCGAGTCTGGCCAGGAATCGAGCGAGGGCTTCATGACCGCGCTCATGGCCGACCCGGAAGCGCGTGCGTCGCTGCGATCCACGTTCGATAAGTTGGTCGAAGCCGCCGAAAAGGCCAAACCGATGGAAATCTTGGTCAGTAAGCCACTTCCAGAATCTCCCCCATCAACCTCGTGAGTCGTAATCGCGTGGTTCTCATAGGTGAAACCGTCTTCTTTGTCTAAATCTTGTCTAAAATGAGCTTCGATCCCGAGAAAACTTTTATCCTGTCCGAGAACGACAAGGGCAACAACCCAGCTCGGCCCGACTACCGCGGGTCATTCACCCTCGACGGCAAGACCTACGAGTTGGCCGGCTGGACGAAGAGCAGGAAGTCGGACGGACGCCCATTTATCAGCGGATCGGTGAAGTTGCAGGCACCGAAAGCGGATCCGGGTGCGTATCGACCAGCGGAAGGGGCGACGCCGTCACCTCGGCCTGCACGTGCGACGCCATCACCCAAGGTCGATGACGATGATGACATCCCGTTCTGACTTCATCATTTTCCAGCCGTATCCACGCCCTGCATACCCCCCCCACGCCCCTTTTTTCGCGTTCCCGTAGCGGGCGGGAGTGGCTGTCGAGAATACAAACATCCCTCCCCCCCGTTCATCCTGATTAAAATTCCAAAAATCTGCCAAAAAATCTGAGTAAAAAATCCCAACAAAAAACCTATGAAACGAACGACATTTTTAATGGTGGTGGTAGCGGCGTGTGTGGGGCCAATGGCTAAAGCGTTTAATTTTCGGAAGGGGAAGCTTCGAGGAGGGGACAAGGTGGATTTTATTGAAAGAGGTTTAACGATACGGGGAGGGAGGTCGTATGTATCGTTTGGGGTGCAGTTAATTAAAGGGAATTGGGATATTGAGCGATACGCCGTGGCGTTTGAAATACACAATGAGACGCGGGAAACGGCGGTGGCCAAGTATCGGCGATTGGCGGATGCGATTGAGACAGGAGAGGGGGCGGTGTTTGGCTTTAGCGTATTAAGTGGGAGCGAGATCAATGCTGGGGAGATTCCCGGGATAGACGCGAGGCAACCGGACGCGGAGGAAGAATATCTAGCGGGAGGGTTTGGATCGAAGCGGATGGTTAAGATTCGGTACGCGGACATGGGGAGGTCGGAGAGAGAGGATGGGGCGATTATGGAGACGGAGATACCGACAATCCGTGGTCATGCGAAGATCACATACAGGTCGGAGGCGGGTAGGTGGGAGTTCAAGTCGTACGAGCAGTGTGAGAAGTGTGAGTAAAGTGCTGAGGCGCGGGTGACTGCATTGTTGAACCGCGGGGTGTTTGATACCCGGGAGTGCGACCGGGTGCTTGCGGTCCTGGAGGAGAACGGGAGTTATGCGGCCCGCGGGTTTATGAAGCCGGAAGGGATTGTATGCTTTCACACGGCGGCGCAGGTGGGCTTCAAGAAGACGCTGAAGGACGACGGGGTTCCGAAGTCGCTTCAGGGCCCCAATGCAACCTCTTCCCAGTAGGATGCCTGTTGCCGTGGATGAGGGGCGATGGACCCCATATTACGAGCGGCGACGTTGGACTGTGAGTTCTGGCTGAGGAATTGTGCGCAGATTCGGAAGAAGGATGGGTCGATCGAAAAGAAGATGAGGCCGAACACGCTGCAGGTGCGGGTGCTGGAGTATTACCGGCAGTGCCAGTTGGAGAAGAAGCCGTGTTTGATAATGATCTTGAAGCCTCGGCAGAAGGGGGCGTCAACGATCGCGGAGGCGGTGATTTATCATCACATGCGGACGCATCCTGGGTTGTCGGGGTCGCTGATGGGGGATATTGCGGCGACGTCGGACAAGGTGTTTGAAATGTTCCGGAGGTATTACGAGAACGACCCGTATCCGTGGAATCAGGGGGCGATCGATGCGGATTTGAACCTGGCGGACGAGATCACGCTGCCGAACGGGTCGAAGTGGTACAAGGAGACGGCGGGGAGTACGAATGCTGGGCGGGGAGGAACGGTGCAGGTGGCGCACATGGACGAGGTGGGGTTTTTCCAGACGACGGTATCGAAGGATCCGACGACTTCGTATTTGGGGAGTTTCTACAAGGAGGGGCCAATGTCGCTGGGGTTTGCGACGTCGACGGCGAACGGGTGCTCGGGTTGGTTTTACGATACGTGGAACCAGACGGACAACGGGTGGTTTAAGATTTTCGCGGCGTGGTTCGAATTTGAGGACTCGCAGATGGCGTTTGTGAGTGGGGAGGAACGGAGGATATTCGAGAAGAGCTTGAAGCAGGACGAGCTGAAGGAGCGGGAGATTTACAATGTCACGCTGGAGCAGTTGAAGTGGAGGCGGCACATCATCAACACGGACTACCGGGGGGATGCGGCGAAGTTTGCCGTTGAGATGCCCAGTGACGCGCAGACATGTTTTATGCTTTCTAGCCGGCCACGGTTCGATACTGCTGCGATCAAGAACATGATTGCGGCGGCGGGGAGTAACGATGCGCGGCAGACGGGGAATTTGGTCATCCAGGGGGATAAATCGGCGATGTGGATACCGGATCCGGGTGGCGGGTCGGTGCATCGGATGGAGGAGCCGATCATCGGTTGCCGTTATTTGGTGTCGGTCGACACGTGCACGGGGAAGGACCAGCAGTTGGGCGGGCACACATCAAATCCAGACTGGCACGACGTGCAGGTGTGGCGGCAGGGCTATATCGATCCGGGCACGCAGACGCAGAGAAATCCGATGTTGGTGGCGTGGCACAGGAGCCAGGTGGACACGGATGTCTTGGCGGAAATTGTTGCGTCGTTGAGTTTCTATTACGGGAAGTGCCTGGCGGTGCCGGAGGTGAACGGGATGGGCGGGCTTCATGTCGTGAAGCTGCTCGTGCGGTACGGGGTGCCGGTGTTTAGGAGGAAGCCGCACACGCAGGCGAAGAAAAAGACGGAGGAGGAGGAGTTGGAGGCGTTTGGGTGGCAGACGGACATATTGACGCGGAAATGGATAATCGAGGCGTTGGTGCCGTTGGTGCGGACGGAGAGGTTGGATATCTATTTTACGGAGGTGCTGGAGCAGTTCCGGACGTTCGTCGTCACGGACAGCGGGAAGAGCGAGGCGATGCCTGGGAAGCACGACGACAGTGTGTTGGCGGCGGCGATCGCGTTGTTTAACATCGGGGCGGCGACGGAGTACCGGATTGCGAAGGTGCGCGGTGTGGACCTGATGCGGCTGGCGCGGGACCCGACCTACATGAGCCCTTCCGGGTTCCGGCGGAAGGTTGGAGTCGGCTGATAATGCAACCTCTCGCGGCGGAGTGGGGGAGCGGCGGACCTTGGATGCATGAGCTCTCCTATCCTCGACGCGCCCGACAAGCAGGTTCAGATGATTATGATGAAGATGTTTCTGGGGGATAGGCTGACGACCCAGGAGCGAAGCAGGTGGGCGAATCATCAGCATGCGGAGCGCCAGGTGTTAAAAGAAGGGGGATCGATGAAGGCAACGGCAACCCCGAACGAATCTCCAGAGGAGGCGGGGATGCGCGAGACCAACGAGGCCATGCAGTATTTAGTCGGGCGGGAAAAGGCGTTAGCTGGCGGCGGTCAGCGCGGCGGGCCCACGGCGCAGCAGCCGGCGAATCCGCGGATGCGCAAGGGATCGGGCGTCAAGGATGACGGCACGGCTTACGGCAAGAATTACGGGAGCGACTACGTCCCGGG